ATTTAAATTCTGGAATGTTACCTAAGGATGTAATTGAAAAAATTAGGAATATGAAAGAAGAGGATTTAAAAAAAGAAAATAATGAAAATGAAAAAAAAGAAATTAATTCATTAAAAGAAAAGCTAGTATTTAAGAATAAAAGTGTGACTAGCTTTTTATTATGTCAAAAAGAAGGGATGTTATAAATGTCAAAAGAATTAAGAGAATTATTAAATCAGTTAGATTCAAAGAATAAGGAGTTAAATTCTTTATTAAATAAAGATGGAGTAACAGCTGAAGAATTAAATAAAACTTCAAATGAAATAGATATTTTACAAGCAAAAATTGAAGCTCAAAAAAGAAAAGAAAATATTGAAAATAACTTCAATGAAGATAATGTTAAGTCTTTAAATACAGGAAAAGAAGAAAATGTTATTTATAATGGTGCTTTATTTGTTAGAGCAATAGCAGACAATTTACTTAAACAAAAAAATCAAAGAGGATTAAATCTTTCTGAAAAAGAAATAAATGCTATATCAGAAAATATAGATGAAGATGGTGGCTATACTGTTCCAGAGGATATTCAGACAAAGATTAATACAAGATTAAAAGACACAACAGATTTATATAACATGGTAGATTATGAGCCTGTATTTACTAGAAGTGGTAGTAGAACATATGAAAAGAGAAGTAAGCAAAAACCTATGAAACCATTAAGTGAAAACCAACAGATTCCTACTAATGGCGATAATGGTAAACTTGAGAGATTTAATTTTAAATTAAAAGATTTAGCAGATTTTATGTCAATACCAAATGATTTATTAAAATTTGCTGATAAAAGTTTAGAAGATTGGATAATAAATTGGTTTGTAGATAAAGTTAGAATAACTAGAAATGCAGAAATTTTATATGGAGCAGGTGGAGATGAACATGCTACTGGTATTATGACAGCAAATAAATTTAAAAAGATTACATTACCAAAATCACCAGCATTAAAGGATTTTAAGAAATGTAAAAATGTTGAGTTATTAAATGTATTTAAAGCAACTTCTAGTTGGATTGTTAATCAAGATGGATTTAACTACTTAGATAGTTTAGAAGATAAGACAGGTAGACCATATCTTCAACCAGATCCAAAAGACCCAACACAATATAGATTCTTAGGATTACCAGTTATTGAATTACCTAACGACCTTTTATTATCAACTGAAAGTGCTATTCCAGTTTTATTAGGTGATACAAAAGAAGCTTATAAATATGTTTCAGATGGAGCATATGAACTCGCTACAACAAATATAGGAGCTGGAGCATTTGAAACTAACACAACAAAGGCAAGAATAATAATGAGAATAGATGGAAATGTTAAAGATTCAGAAGCATTATTAATTGCAGAAATTCCAGTTGAATCAGTACAAGCTTAAAAAGTTGGTGAAAATTAATGATATTATCTGTAGATGAAGTTAAAAATTATCTTAGAGTTGATTATGATGAAGATGATATTTTAATACAAGATTTGATAGAATCAGCTGAAGATTATTTATATAATGCTACTGGTAAAAAATTCACAGAAAAAAATAAGTTAGCTAAAAGGTATTGTCTAGCTTTAGTTTATGATTGGTATAAGGATAAAGGAATGAATATAAGAGCAACTAAAAACACTACTGTAAGTGAAAAAGTTAAATATACATTACAGTCTATCCTTTTACAATTAAAATTTTGTAAGGAGGAAGATACCTAATGGCTGAATGTAGACTTAATGAAAGAATAATAATAGAAGAATTAGCTATTATTCAAAATTCAAATGGATTTGAAGAAGAGAAGTGGCACGAATATTATAGGTGTTGGAGTTCTTTTAAAAAAGTAAAAGGTAGTAAATTTATTGCAGCCAAAGCTGATAATGCTGAAAATATAGTTACATTTACAATAAGATATTGTAATAAAGTAAAAATATTATTGGATATTGAAGCAATTAATAAATTTAGAATTAATTTTAAGGGACATTATTATAAATTAGAATATGTTGATGATTATGACCAAGGACACGAATGGGTTGATTTAAAAGCTAAAATAATTTCATAATTATTAACTTTATGTTAAAATAATGGCATAAAGGAGTGGTTAATTATGAAAAAAAGTGCTTTTATATTAGGCCTTATTGGTGGAATTATAGGAATAATATCTTGTGGAATGTTACTTGTAATAGGATTAAATATGAAAGTTACAAATGTACATGCTAATAGTGTATTAATATTTAGTATTTTAGGTTTATTAGCAAGTATAGCTGGATTAGTTGGTGCTTGTATAGTAAATAATAAAGCTAAATTAGCTGGTATATTAATGTTAATAGGAACTGTTTTAAATGTATTAGCAGCATTTAATTCTATTGGAGCAGATAGTCCAGTTAACTTTATAGCTGGATTAGTTACAGCGATATTATTCTTAATAGGTGGAATATTTGTATTAAAAAAATAAATTGAATTTTTAAGAGAACTTATTTAAATGTAGGTTCTCTTTTTTATTTGGAGAAAATTTATGGCTAGTTTAGAAATTGAAGGGTTTGAAGAGTTTGAAAAATTCATAAGTGAAGATATGGTTTTAGATGAAAGTACTAAAAGAAAAGGAATAAAAGCTGGAATTACTAAAATAGGAAAAGCAATAGAAAAAAATTCTCCTATCAAATCAGGTAGATTAAGTAAGGTAAAAATAAGAGTAAAAAATACTGGATTAGCTACAGAAGGAACAGCTTCTTCAAGTGAATTTTATGATATATTTCAAAACTTTGGTACATCTGAGCAGAAAGCACATGTAGGTTATTTTGATAGAGCAGTAGATGAAACAACAAATGAAGCTGTTGAAGAAGTAGCTGAAATTATTTTTAGAAAAATGAGGTGATATAAATAAATATTAAAGAATTTTTATTTAAGGCCTTAAATTCTGATGAAATTTTAAATTTAACTGGAGATAAAAAGGTACATTTCCTACATGCAAAAAAACCTACAACTCCATATTTAGAATATGAGGTTATTAGTGAAAGAGAAGCTTATTCTGAAGAAGGAAATGAAAAATATACAAATTATTTAGTACAAGTAGATATTTTTTCTGAAGTAGATTATTCTTCTTTAGAAGAAGCAGTAAAAAAAGAATTAATAAAAAATGGTTTTAGTAGAGAACAAGGGGCAGATCTCTATGAAAAAGAAACTGGATTATATCATAAGGCAATGCGATTTAATATAGCATTGCCTTTTTAATTTAAAAAAGAAAGGATGATTTTTTTGGGTAAACAAAAAATATTACCGTTAGTAAATGTAAAGAGATTATTTGTAGCTCATCTATTAACTGAAGAGATTGGAAAAATAAGCTTTGATACTCCTCGTTATCTAGAAGGAGTTAAACAAATTGGAATTAAACCTAAGCAAAATACAGATCCATATTATCACGAGGGCCGTAAGATATTTGATGAACAAACAATACAAGATGTGGCTGTAACTATTAATATAACAGATTTAACAGATGAAGATGAATGTTATGTTATGGGTCATAAACTAGCAAAAACAGGTGGAGTTATAAGAAATGATAATGATATAGCACCAACTTTAGCTATAATGTATGAAGCAGAAAAAGCACAAGGTGTTACAAAGTATGGAATACTTTATGCTGGTACGTTTGGATTAAGTGATGAAGATATTAAAGATAAAGAGGGTAAATCTAATTTCCAACCTAAAAAACTTCAAGCAAGTTTTAGACCGCTAATTGATGGAAGTTGGAAATATGATGTATGTTCTGATTCAGCTAATGTTACTGAAGAATTTTTAACTAATTTCTTTAAGCAAGTAACTTTAGCTGAACCAGCAGATCCTCTAACTTTAGCTGAACCAGCAGATCCTCAAAAAAAGTAAAAGTAAAGGAGATTACTAAATGAAAAGAAAGTTATTACTAGGTAATGAAGAATTAGAATTTAAAATGACAAATGGTACTTATTTATATTTAGATAATGAATATGGAAGTGCTGGAAGAATAATAAATTCTATGATGTATGGAGTTAAAGCTTTTGATGAAGGGGAAGAAAAACCTAAAAGCTTTGGTGCAGATGGAATGCTTAATAACTCTTTAAAAATATTAAGTGCTTCATGCATAACTAGAGCATTAGAAGTTAAAGAGCTAGAAGAAAAACTTACAGCTGATCAATTAGTTAGTGAAGCTGCTAATTTAGCTGGAGAAATATATTTTGATTATAGAGGAATAAAAAAATCAGAAGAGGAAGAGGAAAATGAAACTTCTGAAAAAAAGTAGATATGTCTAAAGAGCCTTTGAATATTCGAAGGCTCTTTTTAATTAGTAAAAATCATTTGAAGTTTAGTAGGAATGATTTTTTAGAAAGTACAGCAAAAGAAATTAGTGATTTACTAGAAGAACTTAATTCTATGAACTCTGAAGAAGATGATGAAGAAGAAGTAATAGAAAAAGTAGTTAGTATAGATAATTTTCCTTTCTTATAGAAGGAAGAAAGGAGGAAAATGAGTGATTTAGAAAAACGAATAACGGCTAAAATGGTTTTAGATGATAGTGGTTATTCTAATACATTAAAAGGTATTAATGCTACTTTAAGAGAAAATAAAAGTGAACTTAAAGCAGCTACAAGTGGATTAAATGCATTTGGTAAAAGTACCAGTAATGTAGAAAGGGTTCAAAGAGCTTTTAAGGATCAGCTAGAAACACAAGCTAAAAAAGTTAAAGTTTATAAAGATAGCTTAAAAAAAGCGAATGATACTCTTGAAAAGAATGTTGCTACTAGATCTAAATTAGTTAAAAGTATTTCACAAGAAGAAGCCAAACTTAGTTCTTTAAAAAAGAAATATGGGGAAAATAACGATGCTGTAAGAAATGTAGAAAAAAGACTAGAAGAATATAAAGAAAAGCTTGAAAAAGTAGATAGTTCTATTGAAAGTAATTCTAAGAGAATACAATCTTATTCTACACAATTAAATAATGCAGAAGCTGAATTAAATAAAGCAGCTGCTGCTGCTAAAAAATTTAATGATGAAGTAGCAAAAAATAATGGTTTAAAAACTACTTCTAAAAAATTAGAGGAAGCAAGTTCTAACTTTAAAAAATTTGGAGAAGGAGCTAAGAAAGTAGGTTCTTCTTTAACAACACATGTAACTTTACCACTTGCTGGTGTAGCAGCAGCATCTACTGCTGTAGGTATGGAGTTTGAGGCTCAGATGGATAAAGTTGCAGCAATATCAGGAGCAACTGGAGAAGATTTTAAAAAGTTAAAATCTAAAGCAGAAGAAATGGGAGCTAAAACTAAATTTAGTGCTAGTGAAGCTGGTCAGGGCTTAGAATATATGGCTATGGCTGGTTGGAAAACTGGCGATATGTTAAATGGTATAGAACCAATATTAAATTTAGCTATAGCTTCAGGTGAAGAACTTGGAACAACATCTGATATAGTTACAGATGCCTTAACTGCATTTGGATTAACTGCTAAAGATGCTGGAATGTTCTCTGATGTTTTAGCAGCTGCATCATCTAATGCTAATACTAATGTTGGTATGATGGGTGAAACATTTAAATATGCAGCACCAGTTTGTGGAGCATTAGGTTATAATGCTAAAGATACAGCTTTAGCTATTGGATTAATGGCGAACAGCGGTATTAAAGCAAGTCAAGCTGGTACAGCACTTAGAGCAGGATTAACTAACTTAGTAAAACCTACAGATTCTATGGCTGCTGTAATGGATAAATACGGTATTTCATTAAAAGATAGTAATGGTAATATGAAGGCTTTCAAAACAGTAATGGAAGACTTAAGAACTAAATTTGGAAATTTAGATAAATCAACTCAAGCAGCTGCTGTAAGTACATTGTTTGGGAAAGAAGCAATGTCAGGCTGGCTAGCAATAATAAATGCATCAAGTGCTGATTTTGATAAACTTTCTGGAGCTATTGATAAAAGTGAAGGTGCTACCGCACAAATGGCAAAAACTATGAGTGAAAATGCTAAAGGTTCTATAGCAGAAATGAAGAGTGCTTTAGAAGGAGCAGCAATAAAAGTTTTTGAAGCATTAGCACCTTCTATAACTAAAGTTGCAAATGCAGTTTCTGATTTAGCTACTAAATTTAGTAATTTAAGTCCAGAAACACAAGAGTTTATTGTTAAAGCTGGATTAGCTGCTATGGCAGCTGGACCACTTATAAGTGGAGTAGGTAAGTTATCTACTGGAATTGGTGGTGTATTAAAAGTTGGCAGCTTATTAACCAAAGGAATTGGAGCAGTTACAACTGAAGCAGAAGTATTAACTGGAGTAACTGGAGCTGTTGGGGTAGCAGCGGAAGGAACTGCTGTTGCTACTGGTGCAGCTGGAACTGCTGTTGCTGGATTTGGAGCTGTTGCATCTAGTGTGCTTTTACCACTCGCTGGAGTAGTTACAGTAGTTGGTGCTGTTGGATATGCTGGATATAAAACAGCAAAATACCTTAGTGAAGATGCAACACCAGCTGTAGATTTATTTGCAGATAAAGCAGTATATAGTACAGAAACAATTGCTACAAGCCATGGTAAAATGACAATGCAAATACAAACGGATACTATAAAAATTTCAGAATCTACTAAAGAAAATGTTCAATCTTATTTAGATATGGATAAAAAAGCTAGTAACAGTTTGATGGAGTTAAGAATGAATAGTGATAAATTTACTAAGGAAGCGAAAGATACTGTTTTAAAAAACTTTGAAGATATGAGCAAAAAATCAAGTGAATTAAGTGATGAACAAAGAAATGCAATGACAGTAAATTTTAAAAAATTAGTAAGTGATACTGGAATCTTAACTCAAAAAAATAAAGATGAAATAATAAAGCAATATACAGCTATGGTTAATGGAACTAAGAATCTAACTGCAGAACAAAAACAGCAAACTATAAAAGATTTTACTGATACTTTAAATCAAAGTGTAGGATTGTCTAAAAAACAATCTACAGAATTACAGAAAATATATAAAGATATGAGTGAAAAAATTAAAGCTGGCATGGATAAAAAAAGGGAAGAAGAGCTTAAGAAACAAAAAGAATTTTTTGATAAGTCCAATGCTTTAAATGAAAAAGAAGAAGCTGAAGCTATTAAAAAAACAAGTGAGTTTTGGGAAAAGCAAAAATCTAAAATTGATGAAGGCCAAAAAAGAATAGAAATGATTTATCAAAAAGCAGCTGAAGAACATAGAAAAATTACAGAAGATGAATTTAAAGCTATAAGTAGTATCCAACATGGCATGAAAGAGGATGCTATTAAAACATTAAGTGATAACGAAGTGGAAGCTAAAGTTATATTGGAGAGAATGAAGGGAAATGATGAACATATTACAGCAGAACAAGCTAGTCAACATATCAAGGAATTAAATAAATCTCGTGATGAAGCTATTAAAGCAGCAAATGAAGAATGTGATAAGCGTATAGCTGAAATAATTAGAATGAGAGATGAAACTGGCACATTAACAGCAGAACAAGCTGATAAATGTATAGAAGATGCTAAAAGGCAAAGAGATGAAACTGTAAGTGCAGCTGAAGAAACTAGAAATCAAGCTGTAGATAAAATAGCTTCTATGAACTCTAATATTAGAGATAGTGTAAATACTACAACTGGAGAAGTTAAATCCAATTGGGATAAATTAAAAGACTGGTGGGATAATTGGCATCCTGTTAAAAAGATTTTCGAAGTTTTCACTAAACATACAAGTGATGGAAAGTCAGCAGATCAAAACTGGACTGGTAATTCATATTTTAGAGGTGGATTTACAACTTTACATGAAAGAGGCTATGAACTTTATGATTTACCTTCAGGAACTAAAATTTATAATCATGAATCAAGCGAAGCTATGGTCTTAGAAACTGCTAAACAGACAGCTCAAATTGTAGCTGAATCTATGTTAGATAATCAGGAAGGTTCTGGAGGAGATATAGTAATCCCTATTTCTATAGCTGGTGAAGAAATTGATAGAATTATAGTTCCTAGAGTAAGTAATAAATTAGCTAGAAATTCAAGAAAGGGTGGTAGATAAAATGTTGATAAATAATATTGATATAAATAATTTTAATTCTAGAATTTTAGAAGTAGATATACAAAACTCTAAAATTTTAAATAAAGATAATATTAATACTATAAACAGATTATATCCAACTTTCTTAAAAAATAGCATTGGTTTAAATGCAATAACAGTAACATTGTTAGTTAATTCTTTAGATAAAAAAAGATATTACATAGATAAAAGTAACTTATTAAAGCAAATGTTAGAACCATTTTATCTTTACTTTAAAGATAGAGATTTAAAATTTTATTGCATATTACAAAACCAAGAAAATAAAGCTAGTTTGAAACAAATTAGAGGTAGATTACAACTACAGATTCTAGGTTATAACCTAGAATCTGTTGAAATATTAAATTTGAATAGAGTTAATCAAAAGACGTTTAATATTTCTGGGAATTATACAGTACCAGCAATAGTAGAAATTACTCCAAGTGTAGATATTATAGATTTGAAATTAGAGGGATTGGCTAATGATCCTATAATAATTAAAAATTTACATGCAAATAAAAAAATAATAATAGATAGTAAAGAGGGAACTGTTACAGAAGAAGGAAAGAATAAATTTTCTGATACTGACTTTTGGGAGTTTCCTTTTTTAATGCCAGGAAACAATGAAATTATTTTAAGTAAAAATAGTTGTGATGTGGTTATAAAATACGAGCCACGTTACATATAAAAAATAAAGAAAGAAGGAATATAAAATGGCAGAATTAGAAAATAAAATTACATCTGTAGAATCTACAGCAAAAGTAACAAGTACAATAACAGAATCTACAAATCTTAATGGAACAGTAGAAGTTGAAAAAGATGGAATGAAACAAACAGTATTAACAATGAGTTGTAGTTTAACTCAAAATACTGTTGCTAACATTCAAACATATGTAACTAATATGGATTTATTCTTAGCAAACTCTCAACTTGTTCAAGCAGAAGTTATAAAATTTAGGGAAAAAGCAACACAAGTAGGGAAAAGCTTAAATTGTTTTGTATTTTAGTATAAGAGCTTACATTTTGTAAGCTCTTTTTATATTTAAAGTTTAAAAAATTTTAAGAAAGAAGGTTTAATTTTATGGCAAATAAAAATAATAGAAAGTTTCAAAAAAATAAAGGTAAGGAAAATATAGTTGATGTTGACTACACAGAAGTTAATAAGCAAGAAGATGTTAAGCCTACATTTGCAGAAGGTAATTATGTAATTACTGTAGCTTCTAAAGGAGAAATACTTAAGAAAATCGCTGTAGCTGGTGCTGAGGTTTATGTAACTAAATTATCAGATGGAGGTCTAACTGTAGACCTTAAATAATAAGGAGGAGTTAGACTATGCTTAAACTTAAAGATAAAAATAAAAAGCTTGTAGCTGGACTTATAAATTATAAAGATTTATGTATAGAGAGCACTCTTTCAACGGGAGATAAGAAGCTCTCTTTTTCTTTACATAAAGAAGATAAATTTTACAATCTTATAGAAGAAGAATGCTATATAGAAACTAAAACACAAGAATATGTAATTAAAGCAAGAGATGTAGGTGTAGATTACACTAGATTCGATTGTGTTCTTAATTTAGAAGAACTTGAAGCTAATATATTTGATAGATTTGAAAGTGTAGAGCAAACAATAACTAATGCTATTAATCTCGCTATAGTAGGAACTGGATGGACAGTAAATGATAATACATTAAAGAAAAAGAGAACTGTTAGGTGTACTAATAAGAATGCTTTAGAAATAGTACAAGAGATAAAAAAGACTTATAGAGTAGATATAGTTTTTAATACTCTTAAGAGAGAAATAGAAGTATATGAACATCTTGGGGAAGATAAGGGAACTTACTTTATAGATAGTTTAAATCTTACAGCACTACAAGTACAATCAGATTCTTATAAATTTGCTACTAGAATAATAGCAGAAGGTAAGGATGGATTGAGTTTTTCAGATATCAACAATGGTAAAAACTATGTAGAAAATTATCAGTATTCTCGTAAAGTTAAAACAATTTATTGGAAGGATGAAAGGTACACCGTAAAAGAAAGTCTTTTGGAAGATGCTAAGGCTAAATTAGAAGAAATATCTAAGCCTTATACTTCTTATAATGCCAGCATTCTTAATTTAGCTGAATTAAATCCAAAATATAAAAATATTTTAGACTATCAACTAGGGGACACTATTACTCTTATTTCTAGGAATAATAAAGTTAAAGATAAACAGAGAATAGTTAAAACAGTTGAATATCCTTTGGATCACTCTCGAGATACAGTAGAACTTGCCAATGCTATTTTAAAATTCGAAGATATCCAACAAGAAAATCAAGAAACTACAGATACAGTAAATAATATAACAAGCGACAATGGAACTTTAGATAGTAATGCAATAGAAGATAATAGTATTGAAATTAAAAAAATAGATAACTTTGAAGCTAATGTATTAAAAGTTACTAAACTAGATGTTATAAATGCAAATATCGAAAATTTACACGCTAATAAAGCTGACATACAAGATTTAAATGCAGTAAAAGCAACTGTAGGGCAACTTGAAGCAACAAAAGCTAATATTACTCAATTAAATGCTACAAATGCAGAAATAAGTAAGCTTGATACTCTGAAAGCTAATATTGTAGATTTAAATTCAGCAACTGCTAAAATCGGAGTATTAGAAGCTAAAACAACTAGTATAGATAATTTATTATCTCAAAAAGCAGATATTAAAGATTTAAATACTTTAAATGCTAATATTTCTAATGCTTTAATTAAAAAAGCTAATGTAGCTGAATTAGAAGCTATGGAAGCTAAAACTAATAAATTAATAGCTAATAAGGCTGATATATCTGATTTAAATGCTGCAAATGCAAATATTAACTCAATAAAAGCAGATACAGCTGATATAAAAACATTAATCAATGGAAATTTATCTAGTGAAAATATTCAGACTGGTGGAATTACATCTGATAAATTAACTATTTCAGATGGTTTTATAAAAGATGCAATGATAGCTAATGTTAGTGCTTCTAAATTAGCAGCAGGAACTATTGACGCTGCTAAAATCAATGTAGTTAATCTTAATGCAGATAATTTAACAGTAGGTAAGATTAATGGACATTTATTAAAAGATGGATCTATATCTGGATTAGCAATAGGAAATGGAGCAATAGATAATAGCAAAGTAGCTCCAGGAGCAAATATAGAAGCAAGTAAGATAAATATTAATAGTGTAGTAACAGCTATAAATGCTGGTAGCACATTATTAACAGCTAATAAAATTGCTATTGATTCAGATAAAGGAACTTTAGATCTTGCTTTTAAGAATTTAAATACTTCTTTAGATGCTAATAAAAAAGCTACTGAAAGCAATTCAACAGCAATTAATGTACAACAAGGGCAAATAAATGCATCTATAGAAAATTCTAAGATCTTAGAAGGTAAGCAAAAAACTTTAGAAGATAATTATAATAGAACAGCTTCTACAGTAGATTCATTAAAAAACACTATAGGAAGTCATAAAACACTTATAGATTCGGCTACTGGAAAGATAACTAGCGTGGAAGTTAAAGCTAATACATTAGAAAAGAATTTAAATGGATTAACTCAAACTGTTACTGATACTAAAAAAGTTATAGAAAATAATAAAACTTCATTAGAAAGTAAAAACGCTGAATTAAAAGCAAATATAGATAAAGTTTCAAGCAGTTTATCATCTGTATCTAATACAGTAGATAAAAATAATAAAACATTAGTAGCTAAAACTAATACACTAGAGCAAAATCTAAATGGATTAACTCAAACAGTAGAGAGTAACAAAACTGTTACTGATGGGAAAATAACATCAGTAGAAAGTGAAACGCATGAATTAAAGGCTGGATTAGGTGGACTTACTTCAAAGTTAGATACATTAAAAAGTACAACAGATGGTATTAATAAAACTGTAAGTAATCAAGGTAGTGTTATTAATCAACTTAAAGATTCAATTAACTTAAAAGTTGATTCTTCTACTTTTACTCAATCTACACAAACTATAAATAATAATATTACTAGAGCTAAAGAACAGGCGATAATTGGAGCTAGAAGTATTCCGGATACAAGGAGCAATAATGAAAATCCAGGATGGTATATGCAACATTATGCATTTCAAACAATTACAGAATTTAAATATGCTAATGTCATTGGAGTACCTAATGGAGGTTCATGGTATGGAACACTAGAAACTACAGTGCCATGGAATAACGCAAGTGGTGGATATCCAACTCAAGTATTTAGAAGTAATTCATCTCCTGTTTATCAAAGGCATGGAAATGATTTAAATACATGGAGTAGTTGGGAACAGATAGAAGATACTCAAGGTTCTCAAGATAAAGCTAATAATGCGTTAAGTAATGCTAAAAGCTATTCTGATTCTAAAAAACAAGAAGCAATTAAAGCAGCTGAAAACTTAGCATTAGAAAAATCTAACTTAGCTAAAAAGTACGCTGATGAAGTAGCAAAGGCAAAAGCAGAGCTTGCAAAACAACAAGCTATAGCTAATGCAGATGGGAAAATAAGTGCTGAAGAAAAGAAAAGAATACAACAAGCACAGGAGAATCTTAATACAGCAATTTCTAAAGCAGATAAGGCGAAACAAGATGCAATAAATGAAGCTAATAGAGTAGCAGAGTTAAAGAAACAAGAAGCTATAAATAGTGCTAATAGCCATGCTGATAATAAAGCAAATGAAGCTCTTAATAATGCTAAAGCTTTTGTTAATGCAGAGATAACAACAGTAAACTCTCATTTAAATAAAGCTACATCTGAAATAAATGTCTTGAAAGAAAAAATAGAGAGTAAAGTTTCTCAATCAGACATAGATAAATCTATTCAGGAAATAAAAATAGGTGGCAGAAATTTAGCTTTGAATAGTTCAAGATTTGAATTGCCAGCTAGAAATACTGGAACAGCTTCAGATAATTATAACTATATTTCAATAGATGCTAATTTATTATTAAATTCTGAATATACAATATCAGCAAATGTTGAGATAGTTTCAGGTAGTATTAAAGAAATTAGTATTTATGATTATCCTGGTGGAAAATGCTCTAGAGTTCCAATAATAAATAATAGAATAACCTATACATTTACTAAAAGAAGTAATACAGTTAATTCTGTATTGCTATATGCTGGTTTAGCAGGAGAAACTAGAGGAAATTCTGTTATTTTTACAAACGTAATGCTTGAGAAAGGGAATATGGTTTCAGATTGGTCACCAGCTCCAGAAGATACTGACAAGCTAATTATAGACAATATTAAAACAGTAACAGATAAAATAACTACAGTAGAAAGTAAATTTACACAAGAAAATAACAGTATAAAAGCTAGTGTACAAGATTTAAACTCTACAACTCAAACTATTACAACTAATGTAAGTAATATAAATAGAGATTTAACAAGTAAAATAAATTCTAATTTAGATGCAGCTAAAACTTTTGCTACAGATATAGCTATAGCAAAAGCTAATCTTGCAAAAGAACAAGCTATAGCTTCAGCTGATGGAAAAATTACAGCTGAAGAACAGAAAAGAATTCAACAAGCTCAAGCTAACCTTAATACAGCCATAGCTAAAGCTACAGAAGCAGAAACTAAAGCTAAATCTTATGCGGATGTAAAAAAACAAGAAGCTATTAATTCAGCCAATAATAATACTACTAATGCTATAAATAATTTAGATATTGGTATATACAATTTAGCCAATGAAAGTGGAAATTTTTTAGGTAATACAGGGCTTTTTGTTGCTAATGGTGGAACTTTGGAAATAGATTCTAAAAATACTTTTAGAGGATATAATACTATAAAAATTAAAGGGAATTCAGGTGCATGTTATAAAGATTATATAGAATTACAAGGTAATACTACATATTGTTATAGTTGCTGGATTAAAAGTGATAGAATTATTCCTTTAAATGTTTCTACTCCATTACATATATGGATTAAAGAGAATTCAGATGATAGTAATTGTCATAGAGAAATAATTCTAAAATATTCAAAAGAAATAAATTCCAATTGGCAACAAGTATTTATAATCTTTAAGACACCTTCAAATAAAGATAAGTATATAATGAAACCATTTATATACGGAATAGGTGAAGCTACTGTATGGTTAGCTAATTTTCAAGTAAAAAAAGGTAGTATTTTAAATGATTGGACACCTAATCCAAATGATTTAAAGAAATATTCTGAAGAAGTAGCAAAGGCAAAAGCAGAGCTTGCAAAACAACAAGCTATAGCTAATGCAGATGGCAAGGTTACGGAGGAAGAAAGAAAAAGAATACAACAAGCACAGGAAAATCTTAATACTGCTATAGCAAGAGCTGATAAGGCTAAACAAGATGCTATTAATACAGCAAGTACAGATGCAACTAACAAAGCAAATAATGCTTTAAATAGTGCTAAGGCGTTTGTTAATGCAGAAATAACAACAGTTAATAATAAAGTGCATAACGTAGAAAGTAATATTGATATATTAAAAAATAAAATTGCTCTTAAAGTTGAACAATCAGACATAGATAAAACAAAAACAGAGTTAATTAATAAGATAAATGTTATAGATAATTTAGCTAATAACGCTAAAGATTTAGCTAGTGCCATGAGCTTAGGTAAAATGTTATTTAGTGATCCTACATTTAAAAATAGTTCTAACAATATTAAAACTTACAATAACAATGGAAATGGAACAGTAACAACTTCAAGAATTTCTAAAATAAATGGATGTCCAACTGATTCACTATATTGTATAGAAGTAAAAACTGTTGGAAGTGCAAGTCCTAACCATGGTGGATTTTATTTTGGAAATATGACTAGAGCAAATGCAATATTTGTAACGAAAATTATTGCTAAAATTCCAGTTGGATTAAGAATAGGGTGGTATTCAAATTCAACAGGGAATAATGGGAGTTCTAAATGGTTAACATCAGTAAATGGAACAGGTAAGTGGGAAGAGTATATACATTTATTAAAATGTGGTGATACAGGAAGTTTTTCTAGTACCAGTTTCTTTGCAGTAGATGGAGGGGGAACTCCATCAGCTAGCAATCCTATAGTTTGGCATTTAGCTTATGCAACAGTTTTTGATATAACTGAAAATGATGAATCAGTTAATGTATTAAAAACTGAAATGTCAACAGCTAAAAATAAAGTTGCAACAATAGAAACTAATTTAGATAATATTACTCAACGAGTAAGTTCTACTGAAAGCAAAACACACTCTATAGAAACTACATTAGGTGGGAAAGCATCTAAACAAGAAGTTGCAGAAGTTAATAATAGGGTTACTACTATAAAAGCTAGTTTAGATGGAATTACACAGAGAGTAAGTGCTACAGAAAGTAAAACACAAACTTTAGAAACTAATCTGAATGGCAAGGCTAGTAAGCAAGAAGTAAGTAATGTTAGTAGTAAAGTTGTTTCTTTAGAAACTAATCTAAATGGAATAACTAATAGAGTTTCTAATACAGAAAGTAGAATAAATACTTTAGATGGAAAAGTTGCTAGTGCTGTAACCAATCAACAATTTACAGAGTTTAAACAAAGTAATGATAAATTTAAATTTACTGTAGAGCAAAGAAGTAGTGTATCTAATATACTTCCTAATGGTAGTTTTTTTGGTGGAGATCGTGGATGGCTTCATAATGGTTCAGAATTTTGGGCTGGTGCTTATAGTGGATATGGATTCAAAGGAAGAATTACTGGTGCAATAAAAAATAGAGCAGCATATAACAATCCAGAAAGATACTTACAAACTCATAAAGCTTATAAAGTTAAAAAGAACACTACTTATACAATAAACTTTCATTATATTTGTGAAAAGAATGTTCAATCAATGGATGCTTTTGTTGTTTTAAGTGATACTGAACATGGTGATTATGCACAACCAATTTGTGTATTGACAGCTCAAGGTGGTTCTCAAAGTAATGCAACTGAAGAAAAACCATTTACATATAAATTTAATACAGGTAACCATGAGTGGGTATGGATTAGATTTGACCATAATGGAATGAAAAGTGGTGTTAATTGGGATGAATTTTGTTGGGTTTATGTTAGTGAAATTGGAATCTATGAAGGTGATGTCGGAGCTGTTAAGTGGATACCAAAAGGTGGAGAAGTTTATTCAGCTAACTATCAAATGGATGGTCTAGGATTCAAAGGGACTTTTGAAGATGGTACTTATGCATCTTTAGGTAAAGATGGACTTGAATGGTTTAACGCTGGTACTGGACATGCATATCATGCATTAACATACGTAACCTCATTCGATATTCCAATTGGTAATCCAGGTAAAGCATATATAAAACTACCAGCTGAATTTACAAAAAGAAGAAGCTCTCTTAAATGGACAGTTGCATTAAGAGGATATTATTACTCAACAAGTGGCGATTTCTTCCCATTCCATATACATTGTACTGGTGGAAGGGATTATATAGAAAATGGCCTTGTTGTATGTGAAGTTCAAGGTTACTGTAAAATACAAAATGCTCAAAATGCTGGTGATATACAGTTTAGACCACTTACAGCTATGTTAATAGCTATAGCTTAAATAGAAAGGAGGGTTATTATGGATAATTCTATAAAAAACTTTGAAAAGAAAGTAACTTTATTTTATTCTCAATCAACTGGAGATATAAAGCTTCATGCTGGTGGAATACAAGATATGAGTTATTTTGGTCCAGAAAGAGATGATTATAATTATAAATTTATAGTTGTAGATAAAGATGATTATTTACTTAATAACTTAGAAAATTTCAAAGTTGAAAATGGAAAGTTGAAACTAAAAAATAATGATATTTTAGCTAAATATATGTAGGCAGAAAGGAAAGCGATATGAATGTAGATATAACAGTATTTGTTGGCTTAGTATGCACTATTTTAGGTGCAGCTATAACAGTATATAAAACAAAAAAAGATAATGACAAATCTATTAGAGAGGATACTGTACAAGATACAGTATTAGCAACAAAACTTGATTATATTTCAAAGGGCGTAGATGATATTAGACTTGATTTTAAGGCACAGGCTAGGGAAATTCAAGATATTAAAATGGATATTGTTAAGCTTAAAGAAAGTAGTAAATCAGCACATCATAGATTAGATGGATTAGAAGAGATAAAGAAAGAAGGAATATAAAATGGAAAAATTTTTAGACCCAATACTTAGTGCTTTAGCTGCTGCTATTGCACTTTTTTTAGCTACTATAATAAAAACTTTAGGAGATCAATTAATACAATTAATTAAAATTAAAGTAGAAGCTACAGATCAAAAACTTAAAGCTTCTAAGTATTCAGAAATATATGAAGCTGGTAAAAATATTTTTTATGCTATAGAAGAGAAATATAGAGTAACTGATAATATCGAAAATCTTGCTAAATCTAAAGCAGATTTATTTGATAAAATGCTTTTAGAAAAATTTCCACATTTAACTGAAAGGGAACTAACAGAAGTAAGACAAGCTCTAGCTGGAGAGTATAACAAGGGAAAAGCTATGTTAAATGAAGATAGCCTAAAACAACAAGCAGATAAATTAATAGAAGAAAATGAGAAATTAAAGACAGAAAAAGCTGATTTAAATAATAAATTAGCTGCAATATCTAATTATGTACCAGAAAATAATTAAATAGTAAAGGCAATAGAATGGGTTAGAAATAGCCTTTTTTTATTGCTTTTAATTATATAAAAATATTTAAAAGAAAGGATGATTAATAATGCAAAGTAGAAACAATAATAATTTAAAAGGAATTGACGTATCAAACTGGAAAGGAAATATAAATTTTCAAAGTGTAAAAAATGATGGCGTAGAAGTGGTTTATATTAAAGCTACAGAAGGTGATTATTACAAAGATAAATATGCTAAACAAAACTATAATGGAGCAAAAGAACAAGGTTTAAAGGTAGGATTCTATCATTTCTTTAGAGCAAATAAAAATGCTAAAGAACAAGCTAATTATTTTATTAATTATTTAAATGAAATAGGAGCAACTAACTATGATTGTAAATTAGCTTTAGATATAGAAACTACTGAAGGTATAGGGGTAAGGGATTTAACTTCTATGTGTATAGAGTTTTTAGAAGAGGTTAAAAGACTTACAGGAAAAGAAGTAATTGTTTATACTTATACAAGTTTTGCAAATAACTATATAGATAGCAGATTAGGGAATTATCAAGTTTGGATTGCACATTATGGAGTGTCTACACCAGGAGCGAATAATATTTGGACAAGCTGGGTTGGATTTCAATATTCTGAAAATGGAACTGTAGCTGGTGTTAATGGTGGATGTGATATGAATGAGTTTACAGAAGAAATATTCATTGATTCTAATAACTTTAATTTAAACAATGCAACTACAAAAAATGTTGATACCCATCTTAATATAAGAGAAAAAGGAAGTTCAAGTTCTAGTATTGTCGGAACAATACCAGCTGGTGAGAAATTCGTAATAAAATGGGTTGATTCAAATTATTTAGGATGGTATTACATAAACTATAATGGTACTACAGGATATGTTAATGCAGATTTTGTTGAAAAATTACAAATGGCTACTACTAAGAATGTAAGTACATTTTTAAATGTAAGAGAAGAAGGAAATTTAAATTCAAGAATAGTTACAAAAATAAATGTTGGTGATGTATTTAGAATTGATTGGGTAGACAGTAACTTTTTAGGTTGGTATAGGATAACAACTAAAAACGGTAGAACAGGATATGTTAATGCAGATTTTGTGAAAAAACTTTAATAAAAAGGCTAGGAGGGATTTAGTTCCCTACCTAGCCTTTTTATTTTTTATTTCTACGCATATAATCTTCTAAAGCTATTGTAAGTATTTCTTGAACCTTTAATTCAGAATGTTCATTACAAAATTTTTTAAAGTTTTCAGCTGTGTTAGAATAAAGTTTATAAGTCTTTTGTGTTATTTCTCCAGACAATACTTCTTTATCAAATACAAGTTTCTTTTTAAAATTTGAACTACTTAGTAGTTCTCGTAATTCTTCAATATCTTTTTGTTGTTTTTTAGTTAGAGATTCCAAATTTGCAATTCTTTTAGCTAAACTTTCTTCTTTTTTGAAATATTTTTCAACTTTATCATAAATGAATCCTTCGTTTCTCATTATATTAAAAATTTCTTTTTCTGTAGTTTTAAATAATCTAGCTATCCCTTTAATGCTATAACCTTCTATAACTATTAAATCATTTATTTTTTTAGCCAAATCTTTATTATCCACATTATCCACATCCTTATATTGTAGAGTAGTTCTAAGCAATATTTTATATTAAATTCCAATTAAAGACAAATAAAAAAAGACTATATTTATAGTCTTTTTCATTTACTTTATTGGCTCAATTACTATTTTTTCACCATCAAAACTCATTTTAACATCTCTATTATCTTTATTTAATCCTAATTCATTTACCCATGCTTTAGGTAAAGAAATTCTAGTTACCATAGAATCTTTACCAGCATTCCCCCCAGCTTTTGCAAACATGACTTTCATATTTCTAGTTTCCATAATTAAATCCTCCTTAAATTGTTTAAATTAAAGCTAGTTCCGTAAGAGCAACTAGCTTTAATTTTAAAATATATCTAGTTAAAATTTCACTAAGTCGCTACTAAAAAAATATTTTTAAAAGTATTGTTAGAACAATTAAAATTATAGTTCCTATAATCCATAGTTTTAATTCTTTTTCTTGTTTCATATTTAACACCTCACTTTTATTATGATATAATGTTAAAGAAGAAATTTTTTAAGGACGGAGGCTTTCGCCTCCTTTGGTTATTTAAACAATATTTCTAATATTGTTTTGATTAGTTTAATTAGTGCTGTGAAGAATGCTAACCTTGCAATCACTAATTCAACTTTTAACTCCTTATTAGATTTCTTCTTTTTGTTACTCATTTTATCACCCCCTCCCTACAATTATATTATATAACATTGGTGTCCAATAGTCAATAGTTTTTGTGAAAAAATATAAAAAAAGTAATACTAGAATTACTAGTATTACTTTTAATTATTAATCTGGCATATTAGCAGATGATTCAGCTAATGAATCATCCAAATTTGGATTTATCATATCATTTTCATTTTTATCTATAATAATTTCTTCTTCAACTAAAGTAGTTGTTTTTACATTTTTAAATAGCTCTTTAATATTTTCTGTTATCTTTTCTATATCATCTCTTTTAGCAAGTTCTATTAATATTATTCTTTCTAATGCAGCACTTGCACTTGATAAGTTTTTAGCTTTTTGATAAGCTACTATTTTATCTAAAACATCTTCTTCTAAACTAAATGTCTTACTGATTTTCATTTGTATCACTCCTATTTAAAAGTTCTAGTCCCTATTAACCATAAACCTTTTGCGGTAGCCATTTGACTATCTTCAACCCTTGTAAACTTCTTATCAAACTCCATATTAAGAGAAGTTCCACCAGCTATATAAATATCCATCTCTGATAAGTTTACCCATTTATCTTCAATTTGTTGCTCAATATTTTCTGTAGCAATTAAATATGCTTTTTTCTTCATATCATCATAATCGCTTGATGAATCTATCTCATTAATATCTTTTATTATTCCTTTGTCCATTAGTTTATCTTTAACATTATTCATTGCAGATCTATTACCGTACTCTATTGTGTCAGACTTCTTATCGTTAAATTTTAATCCTTTATCGAAATAAGACATTTCTGTAGTTCTAAATCCAACAGATACAAGACCAACTGGTTTATTGTTAGATTTATTATTTCTTACTTGCCAATATAAAGCTGAATCTCCTTCTCTAAATATGCTTATATCTACTATTTTAATTTCCTTAGTTCCACCATTTATTTTATCTTTAACTTTAATTTCTTTATCTTTATAAGTTTCTTGCACCTCAGCAAGTACAGTTTTTCTAAATGATTTGTAAGGAACTCCAAGCATTATTTTAACTTCATCCTCAACTGCAAGTTGACTTAATGCAGCAGCAATAAGAACTTGAACCGTATTAGTAATTTTACTATCTTTAGAATTTCTTATTGGTGTTTGGCTCTCTTGCTCAGCAAGTAAACCAATGAACCAATCTTCTTTTTCATAGTTAATCATTAATGGCTCTTGATAGTTAGAAAAATCTAAGTTTCTACCTTCTCCAATAATTGATTTAAACATACACTCCTTAGCTAATCCATTAATTTCAGTATAGCCTTTAGTGTAACCCCTTCCGACATCTAATCCTATTATTTGTGCCATAAAAACATCTCCTTTATTTAAAATTCAATATAATAACATTGGATTTTCAATTTATATTTAAATTATAACATTATTAAATTATTTTTTCAATACTTAAACATTGGATTTTCAATATTTAGTGATTTATCTTAATTAATAATATAATTTACATTGAAATTTCAATGTAATAGTGTTATAATTACAATTGTAATAAATATAAAAAAAGAAGGAAATTAATTCCTTCTTCCAAAACAAACTTATCCACATTTTAATATATATTAAGTTAATCGGTGGATAAATTTATAGACAAATTATTACCAAATGTGCTAAAATTAAATCAATAATTTAAAAAACGGGATAAACAGCAAAAAACCCATTAAGTTGTTACTGTTTGGCGACGGTCAACTCAACGGGTTCACACCTTAGAGAAAGTATCTCTAACTATTTGCATATTTATATTATACGATAATTGTATAAAAAATATGCTTATTTGTCAAACTTTAATTTGATAAATGTCAAGGATACTTTCATTTAAGGATTGTTTTTTATTCCTTAAATGGAGGTATTTTTTTATGGAAGCAAATAAAAACAATAGATTTTTTACATTAGAAACAGAAAATAGAAAACAATTTTTTCAAGTGCCAAAACAATTTATGAATAAAAATTCTAAATATTATAATATGAGTTCAGATTCAAAACTATTATATGCAATACTAGCAGACAGAAATAGTCTATCAATATCTAATGGCTGGATAGATGAAAGTGATAGAGTTTATTTTATAGCAACAATAGAAAGTTTAATGGAGCTTACAGGTTGGGGTAATCAAAAAGTAGTAAAACAATTAAAAGAATTAAGAAAGTATGATTTATTAATTTCTGAAAAGAAAGGTCAAGGTAAACCAAGTTGGCATTACTTATTACAAATAGAAATTGAAAAAGGTCTTGAAGAGCAGTCATATCAACAGAAGTGTGAAAATCACATTTCAAGAAATGTTAAAATCACATCTCAAGAAGTGTTAAAATCACACTGTAATAATAATGAGTTTAATAATAATGAGTTTAATAATAATATATCTTCTTCTAACGAAAATGAAGAAGAGGTTAGAAAATTATTAAATATTTGTCAACTTCAAGAATTTAAATTAAGTAAAAAAGATATTAGCTCATTATTATTAGTATATTCATTTGATAAAATAGCTAAAGCTATAATAACAGCAGGTTCTACTGAATCTGATATAAAAAACTACAAAGGTTATTTAGTAAGTGTTCTAAACGACATGGAAAAAGTTAAAAAAGTTGATATTAATATAAATAATAAAGAATCTAAAAAATCAAATGCTAACTTTACTCAAAGAGATCAAGATATGAATGAACTAGAAAAAAATTTATTAGGATGGTATTAAAGTAAATTACAAATAAATTATAAATAAATAAAAGGGAGAGATTTTATGAAAATTTTAGACAAAAAAAGTGAATGCGAATTCAATGAGAAATATTTTAGTGATTATGAAAAATCTAGATTTTATCAAAACATAGATTTAGATGAATACAAATGGTTTCTTTTAGATATAGTAAATGCTATAGAAGATAAACTAACTGTAGAAATAGCAGAACCTTATTATAAGGTAAATTATGAAGATAAACCATATAAAGATTTTAGAATTATTAAAATCAATATAATATCTTGTGAGATAGAAGAACCAAATATAGAAAATATAACATTAAAAGTTAAAGAATTAGAGAATAGCTCTATAGGGGATATAAAGATTAAGATAGATAAATTTGCTGATAAACATACTTTTGGTAAAGATTACTCTAAATATTATGTATATTATTTAGAAGGAAATGATGAAAGAAGAAAAGAAAATTTAGTTTCTGGTAATACAAAACTAGAAGAAAAATATAGATTTATTTTTTGGGAATCTAAATAGTAAATATTATTAATAAACTTATTCACCATAAAAGAACAAAGAGTTTATACTCTTTGTTCTTTTAATTATGCTTTAATGTAACAACCATACTTGCAGCAATTAAACTCTAGAGTATTATTATTAAAAAAATTTAATAATTCTATTGGACAGAGTTTAAGAACATTAGATATGTGAACTAAAGTATATGGACTTGGTTTGCTTTGACGATGCTCTAGCTCACATAAAAAACTTTTACTTATACCAAGTTTTTTAGCTAATGCTGTTTGCGAAATGTTGTTAATTCGACGATATTCTTCTATAATTTTTATCACCTCCATAAATTTATTATAATATTTTAATTTTTATTAAACACTATTAATTTTTTAAAAATAAAATGAAGAAAATATGTGTCGAAATTTTTCGCTACTTTCGAACAAGTTATGTGATATAATAATTTTGGGAAGAAAAAGGGAACATGTGTTCGTGGAATGGAGTGGAAAAATTGAAAATTCAAATAATTAAAGCTATTATAAATAATATAAAACAAATTGATGATATAAATATTTTGAAATCGTTACTTACAATTACCAATACTATTATAGAAAAAGAAAAAGAAGGCTTTTAAGCCTTCTTTTATTTATTTTGAGAAAGATTTTTTAACATTCGAGATACAAACTCGAATTCTTCTCTAGTCAGTTGGTTTAGAGAAAGAACAGTATCTTTAGTAACCTGATCACAATTTAGTAACCACTCACCAAGGATTCTATGAAATTGTTCATCACTATCTACTATTTCATACATTTCACCTTCACCAGTAGTTAACCATGTTTTATTAACTGAAAATGCTTTGCATATGTCATTTATTACTCTATCAGTTAAGTTAACTCTTCCGGTTTCAATCGAACCAAAGTTGCTTCGGCTCATATTTATTTTATCAGCAAATTCGTTTTGAGTAAGACCTAGTGATTTTCTTAATTCCTTTACTCTGTTATTCAATTAATTACACCTCCTTATTTCAAGGTACAATACAATTTTAACATAAAAAATGATTGTTAACAACAAATTACAGTCAAAAAATGATTGTCAAATGTTGAATAAATTTAATTTATTCTTAATAAAGTTAATATAACAGACAAAAAAAGGCTTGAAAAATGACTATAATAAGCATATAATTGATTATAGAAAGCTTTTATAAGCTTGTAAAAGAAATAAGGAGTTGATATCGTGAGCGCAAAAACGAATCATGAAGTGCAGCTTATAGAGTGCATCGAATTTGCTAAAGAAATGTGCAAATTAGATGAAACGGATAAACAATTTGTGGCTGGGCTAGTAAACGGAATAATTTATTCAAAGAAAAAAGAAACAAAAGGCAATTAGGTAAAAGTGGGGTGAGAGTTATGAGTAAAGAATATTTAGAGAATATAGAAATAATAAATGCTTATGTAAAAGAGCTTTCTTTATTAGAATGTAAATCTTCTTTAAATGAAGAAGAAGCTTTAATGAAAGCTGGATTAATAGAAAATATAAAAATAAGAGAGGAAAGGCTAAAATATATAGCTTAATTATAAATGGAAAAGAAATTACTTTTATTTGTAATAGGTATATATGTATTTAGCCTATTATTAGTATTTATAAAAGTAGTGTCGTTATATTTTTAAAGACACTACTTTTATTTTAAAAAGGAGTAATAACTATGCTTTATGTAGAAGCAGCTAAGAATATAAGTAATAAAGTTCTTTTAAGATTAGATAGTTTAAAAGAGGATATTGCTATTAAGAAAATCATAGAAGAGGAGGTTTCTAAATGGCAAGAAGAGCGAAGAAAAAAATATGGTCTGAGAAAGAAGAAGAAGAATTAAGAGAATTTTGGGGAGTTAAATCTATAAATGTATTAGCTAAAAGATTTAATGTAAATGCTAGGCAAGTTATTAATAAAGCAAGTGTTTTGAAACTTGGAACATGGATAGAGAATTCAGAGTACCTAACCTTTATGGAAGTAATAACAGCTCTAGGACAAAAATCGAGTGGCTATGCATATAAAAGGTTGAAGAAATTAAATATACCTTTAGTTAAAGTAGTTAGGTGTCAATCTAAAGAAATGGTTGATATGAGAAAATTTTGGGAATGGGCTGAAGAGAATAAAAAACAACTAAATTTTGCTAAATTTGAAAAAGGAGCTTTGGGAAAAGAGCCAGATTGGGTCGATGAAAAAAGGAAACTAGATTATAAAAATCCAACAAAACATTCAAAAAAATGGAGTAAGGAAAGTGAACAGTTGCTTATAAAAAATGCTACATCAGGTAAATATACATTACCTGAAATAGCTAAAGATTTCGCAAGAACTGAATCAGCTATAAGAAGGAAACTATCAAGATTAGGTGTTAAAAGTAATTTTAAAAGATTAGAACAAGTAAAGTGGAATGATCTAGAAAAAATTAAATTAGTTGAACTTGAAAAAGAACATGATATATATACTATTGCTAAGATGTTGAATAGAAGTGAAACAAGTGTAACTAAGAAGTTAGGAGTGTTAGCTTAATGAGAATTTGTAAACTGTGTGGCAGTACATACAATATACAAGCTCATCATATAGTGAGTAGGAAACAACAACCAGCACTTGTTAATTGTAAATTAAACTTAGTAGATCTATGTGCTGATTGCCATGTTGCTGGACCAAATGCAATACATAATAAAGGCTTTGTTAATCTTAAAAAATTAAGATTGGCAAAACAAAGAGAATATTTTGAAATATTTTCTGAAGAGTTTTATACAAAAGATATTATAAAAGATATTTTAGAAATAAGACAAAAAGAAGTGGATATGTTATTGAAGACTATTGTTCCAGTAAAAATAAATTTATATAGAAAAGAAGATGTTATAAGAGCTTTGATGGGTGGAAAACTTTTAATTGATGTAGGGCAGTATATATGAATCCACAAATATTATTAGAGCTATTAGATAAAAGATTAGAAGAGCTTTCTAATTTAAATGATGTGCTTACTAGTCTTGGAGAAGAAAAAGCTAAAGCAGAAGCTGTTTATAAAATTGAATTAAGAAAAGAGCTTTTAAACCTAAGGACAGAAAAAGTACAAGTTTCTATTATAAATGATATGGCCAAAGGCAAAAAAGAAATTGCTACTTTAAGATATAAAAGAGATATAGCAGCTAGCAATTATTTTACATGTATAAGTGCTATAGATAATAAAAGATTAGAAATAGAAGTGCTTAGAAGCAAGCTTACGTGGTTAAGAGTAGAGCTTAAAAATAATTAGGCGTTAATAGTTACTAGATATTAACGCCTGATATTGAAAAATATTTTGAAAAATAAATTATAGTTTTATATTAATTGTAAATTTTTTAAAAGTCAATGATGGCTTTTTAGTCCTTGTACTAGATATTAACTTAACGACCATTTATAAAACAAAAGAATAGAATAAGTAGATAGAAGAGGGTAACACATGGCATGGAGAGAAAAGAGGATCTATTCTGGTGATATGTTAGAAATAGAAATCTACCCTATTTCTATACAAGAGAAAAATAAAAGTAGAAGTAGAAAGAAAAGAGAAAGTAGTTTAGGGCAAAGAAATCTAAATGAAAAAAATAGCAAGAAAAATATAGTAAGACTTATAAATACAAATTTTACTGAAAAAGATTTAGGGGTAACACTAACATATAAAGAAAATGAACTACCAGAAAGTTTAGAAGAAGCTAAAAAAGATGTATCAAATTTTATTAGAAGAGTAAAAAGATATTTAAAGAAGAATAAGCTTCCAGATCTAAAATATATATCAGTTGTTGAGTATAAAGAAAAGCGTAAAAATAATAAAGCTGTTAGAATACATCATCATTTAATAATGAGTGGAGATATTGGAAGAGATAAATTAGAAAGTTTATGGAACAAAGGAAGATGTAATACTTATAGGTTGCAAAGTGATGATTTTGGTTTTGAAGGAATCGCAAAATACATGCTTAAAGATCCTAAAGGAAATAGAAGGTATTCAGCTTCAAGAAATTTAAAAAAACCAGTTATAAAAATAAATGATTCTAAATATAGCAGAAGAAAAGTTTATAACTTAGCTACTGGACAAGGAGAAGATTTTGAAGAGATGTTTAAGGAATATAAACTTTCTGATTTTAAGCATGTTGTAAATGATGAATTGGGAGCTGTATTCATAAATGTAAAAATGAAAAAACGGGAGTGAATGAAGTAATACTATGATATTACATGAGTAATACTATAGCGTTACATAAAATATGGAAAAGAAATATTTAGAACACATAGTAAGCTTAGAAGAATTAAAAGCAAGTCATTACAGAGTATTACTTTTATTAAATATAGACAAGCTTACTCAAACAGATATTGCAAGAAAGCTAGATATAAAAAGACAGAATGTAAATAAAATATTTAAGACCTTAATAGAGTATGGACTAATAGAAGAGGTTGAAACTGTAGGTAAAAGTAAATTTTTTAAAGCAGTAGATCCTAAAAAAATTAATCTTAACATACCAGGGCAATTAAAGTTTGTATAGAAGGTGGATTAAATGAAAATGAGTAAAGAAGAATTTGTTAGAAGAGCATCAAAGGAAATGGCTAAAAAGAAGAGGAAAAGAGAAATGCTTGAGTATGATTCAAAGAGTTATAAATTTAATGTTCTTGGAAAAGCTAGAGCAAAACTTATGAAAAAGAAATTTTACAGGTAAGTAAATTTATGTTTAAGAAAAAGTTAAAGCAATTATTTTGTGAACACCAGTATAAAGAAGAAAGAGAAAGAGTACCCTTTTATGCTAAAAATGGAGATTTAATTTATTTAAGATGTGTTAAATGTGGGAAAGTGAAAAATAGAGAATTTCAATCAAGGGAGTAAAGAAGTATGGAAGAGAAGCTAAAGTTGAATGCAGCACAAGAAAAATTTTTTAAAAATATTGTAGAACATTTAGATAGATCACCAGAGGAAGTTAAAAGAGCATTGAATATAAACAGACAACAAAGGAAGCAATATCTTAAGGAGCAAGAGAAAAAATTAAGAGCTGTTAAAAATCTTACGCCAATACAAATTTCTATTATGAAAGAAGTTGTTGATAAAGAAAAAGAAAAATCTCAAAATACTGTAGCTGAATACACAATGAGTTTGTATAGCTCAGTTAATTCAGTTTTATATTCTGATTTTAATTTTAATGGTGATGAATCAGTTAAACTTTGGGAAAAGGTAGAAAATATACTAGATGAAGATAAAGCAGCAAGAAAAGAATTAAGTAAAATATCACAAGAGGAGTGGAGAAAGATGGAACAACAAGTAAATGAGTTTATTAAAAAGGAATTAGAACAAGGGAAAAAGCAAAAAGAGATAATAGAGGAGCTTAAGAAGAAGTTCCCTAAGCTATCTACAGCTATGAGAGTTAATGCTATTAAAGAAGTTAAAGAAGGATGGAAGGAAGAAAATAAATTAATAGTTAAAGAAAGACAAGCTAAGGCTGATGAAGAAGTTAAAGCTATTAATAGAGATGAAGCAAAAAATATAGCTACATCATGGAAACCTTGCGAAGAAGAAGCGGACTTAAAAGTTGATACTAAAGAATTTGAAAAACAGATGGAAGGGGTTGGTCAAGTGGCAAATGATATTAAAGGTAGTGCTATATGTCAGGACAACGTAGGAGTTACTTTTACTGTGAAAGGTATAGTAGAGCAGTTAAGAGAACAACAAGAATTTAGAAAACAAAAAGTTGAGAAAGCTAATAAAGAGCTTGAAGAGTTAGAAAAATTAATTGCAGCTAAGAAAGAAGAAATTAATAAAGCTGAAGAGGAAATAGGAAGAATAGAAGAAGCAGCAGCTATATTAGAACCAGTTAATATTTAAAAGGGTATATGGCTCGTTAGATTTATATTTAACGAGCCATGGATTAAAGGAGAATTAGTATGAAAGATACAGGTGTATGTAAATTGTGTGGTAAGAATATTAATTCTTATGATGCAAGAATGGTTTATAAAACAAGTGATGGAAGTGAATTATTAAATTTTTGTATGGCTCATGAAGGTGATTCTAAAATAAGTGAAATGATAAACATAACAGAAGCAAAAATATGTTTGGGTAAGAAAAGGTGAGTGCTATGAAGAAAAGTTGTTTAGAATGTTACTTTAAATATTCAGAGCCTGAAGGGTGTACTTGGGGAGAAGGAGATTTTGGGAAAGAAATATGTAATAAGTACACTAGAAAATGCTGTGAATGTTCTGATCAAGCTAATTATAAATATAATAGGAAATACTATTGCACAGATTGTTTATTAGAAAAATTTGATATAGAAGAGGAAAGAACAACTAGATATTATTTAGGAACTAGATATCTTGGTGACGATGATGATATTGATACTGTTGTTAAAAACTTAAATGAAGGTATTAAAAAAATAGAAGATGAGGAGAAGTATAATGAGTAAATTAAATATAAAGTTAAGTTATAAGAATGCATGTATATTAAAACATGCATTAAGAGATAAAGTGAATGATACTAGAATATTTCTAGAAAGTCCAGGAGTTGTAGAGATTGAAGAAAAGGAATTAGAAAGATTAGAAAAAGAACATGAAGAAGAGAAAAGAGCTTTAGCAGCGATAACTGAAGAAATAGAAAGATATAGTATAAGATTTCCAAGAAGGAGTAAATGATGAGTAGAGAGATTAAGTTTAGAGGTTGGGATTCGGTAAATAAAGTTATGTTGCCAGTTGAATCAATAAATTTTAGAGAAGGATATGTTTCTTTAAATGAAGGTGATAATTCATTAACTGATACTTTAGAAATGATTGAGTTAATGCAATATACAGGTTTTGATGATACAAAAAATAAAGAGATTTACGAGGGTGATATATTACATGTTATTAAGGTTAATATGTGTGGAGTAGATAAGTGCAATATAGCTGAATATAATACTGATGTTAAATGGGAGGATGGAGTTTTTGTTATTAAAGGGGATGCAGATACTAGTTATTATGATACTTGGATAGCAGCATATGATAATCCTGATAGTCCTCAAATTGAAATTGAAGTGATAGGAAACATATATGAGAATCCAGATTTATTATATGAGCTATAAGAGGTAGAGAAGAATGAAATTTAAAAAGTTAACAGTAATATGTATAAGAGGGTTTATAACATATAGAAGTGGAAAAGTGACAGCTGATGTTGAAAAAGAGGAGATATATGAAGCAAAACTATATGAACCAACAGGAGAATATTTTGCGAAAGATAGTAAGGGAAGAGAGTTCTTAGTTGGAGAAATTAGTTTTGATAAAAGAACTGTAATATTAGAAAAAGAATTTATATTACTAGGAATTGGTTTAGCTAAAGGGGAAGAAAAAAACTGTTCTAATTTGGAAGAGGTGAAGGAATGAGGACTATAATAAAAAGTGCAAGTGAAAGTTTTTTTATTAGATTGAATTTAGGATCCAAAATTGCTTATGAAGTATTTAGAAAAGAGGCTAAATTTAAAGGAAAAGAAGTAGTAGTATTACAAGTAATGCATTGTACTAATGAAGTTGTTATCGTAGAGCTTATACATAAAGAAGATTATGCTGGAAAAAAGTATTACCACAATGGTGAACTTATAGAGGAGAATAAAGATGAAAGTATCATGTGATGAATGTAAAGAAAGTTTTGAAATAAAAATAAAAGAAGAAAAAGTAAAAGGTGAAATAAGAAGAGCATTTTTTAAATGCCCTTCTTGTGGTAAAAAGTATATATCATACTATTCGAATGATAAGATTAAAAAATTACAAGAGCAATCAAGAGATCTGCTTAATAAAATGTGTTCTTTAGATTTGAGTATTAAAGAATTTGATAAATTATTTAATAAAAGAAAAAAGGTAATAATTGAAACTAAAAAAGAAATGGAAAGATTAAAGAATATATATGGGAGCTTATAATCCTAAATGATAAAAAGGGGAATAGAATGGAAGCAACTAAATTTAATAAAGAGAAAGAAGAGTATAGAGAAGTAGAAGAGATATTAAAAGGATATAGAGATCTATTAGATAGAATAGAAACTATAAAAGAAGAGATGAGAGAACTTAAAGAGTTTTATTTAGGATGCGGAGCAATAGAATATAGAGAATGTACGGGAACAACTTATAAATTTAATAGCAGCGTAGAAAATGAGGTTGTTGATAAGGAGAAGAGGTTGGCACAGCTTAATATTGAGTTAACTAGATGTACTATATTAAAAAATAGAATAGATAATGCTGTAAGTAAATTAGAAGATGTAGATAAAAAAGTAATAGAGTATAGATATATAAATAAAAGAAGTTTAGGCTGGAAAGAAATCGCTTTTGCAATAAACTATAGTGAAAGCCATTGCAGGAATAGAATTAAGCCGAGAGCGATTAAAAGTATGATTAGACATATAATTTATTAATTAAATGTAGCAACTTTGTGACAACTTTGTAACAAGTAAATATGCTAGTATATAAGTGTAGATAAAAGGCATTGCCATATGCCATATGCTATATGCCATTGTGATTGCTTATTTGACTAATGTTCTAGCAAGGTAAAAGCCTTGCTATGTGGAAGGCTACCAGTTGGGTGTGCAAAAGTTGGTTCGAATCCAATGCCTTCCTGTTTTAAAAACTCAGACGTTCTCAATCGCACTTTTATACTATCAACGATAAGAAGGAGAAATCCTTCTTTATGGGAATATAGTTCAACGGAAGAACAAATGGCTGTTAACCATTCAATGGGAGTTCGATTCTCTCTATTCCCGCCAGTAAAAAAAATACCCTTTGGTACGCTATCAATAGTAGGGATTAATAAAAATGATGATGTGCCATAAAGAATCTAGCTTAGTCTAGGTTCTTTTTATTTTTATAAGGAGTGATTTTATTATGGGTAAAATAATTTGTGAAGCAATTCCTTTTAAAAATTTTAAAGAAAAAGTAAGAATAGTTAAAGCGATTGAAAGAAATTATAAATTAGCTAAGATCTCTATTAACGAAAATATGATTATAGTTCAATATTAAAATACTGTATGTTTATACAAAAATTATTTATTTTTTAAATAAATATACAGTATTTTATACAAAAAGATTATGCTTTCTTATTTGAAGTGAGTTTAGATTAAAACGGAAGCTAGTTGTAGCAATATCTAAGCTTACTTTTATTTATTATAAAATAACTTCGTTTAAATTTTATTTAGCGAAGTTGCTAAGAAATGGGAGTTAAAAATGCTTAGAAAATTTTGCAGATGTGGAAAAATAATTTCACAGGAATTAAAAATGTGTCCAGAGTGTCAAGCAAAATATGATAATAGAATAAAGACTGTAGATAATAAAGAAGCTTATAAAAGATATAAAGCTAACAGAAAAGATTTTAAAGAACAGAAATTTTATTCTAGTAGAGAGTGGATATTCACTAGAGATGTTGTAAAGCAAAGAGATAATGGGATTTGTAAATTGTGTGAGAGCAAAGATAAATTATCATTTGTAGATAATGTACATCATATTGAAGAGCTTAAAGACAACTGGAGTAAACGAACCAATATGGACAATCTTATATGCCTATGTGATAGGTGTCATTATTATGTGCATAAGAAATATAAGAAAAGTATTGCTGATAAAAAAGAGATGCAAGAAAAGTTAAGGGAATTACTCAGGGGGTAGGGGGTACCCAAAAAGTTTTTTGGGCTTTGCTCTAAGTCCATGGTTAGCACTTTTTCTCCGCGGATTTTCCCCACGGTGATTTTTTTAGGTTGGAGGTGAGAATATGGCAGGACAAAGAGAACCAACTGATTTAGTAGTTTATAAAGGTAGAAAACATTTGACAAAATCAGAGATTGAAGAGCGAAAAAGCAAAGAAATAAAAGCACCAAATGATAAAATAAAAGCACCAGCTTACTTATCTAAAAATGAGAAAAAAGAGTTTAATAAGATAGCAAAAGAATTAATAAAGATAGGAATTATGTCTAATTTAGATATAGATTCACTATCTTTTTTTATTAAAACAAGAGCTGAATATTTAAGAATAACTAAAGAAGTTGAGATAAGAGGGCCAACAGTAGAAGTAGAAGTTGAGGATAAAGATCCTGAAGGAAAAGTAATTGGAATGAAAAAAATAGAGATTATAAATGATGATTATGAAAGGTTGTTAAAATTACAACTTAAGGTTTTAACAGCTTGTAGAAAGACAGCTGCTGATTTAGGTTTAAGTATAGCAAGTAGATGTAGATTAGTTGTTCCTACATCAAAGGAAGAACAAAAAGAAAATAAATTCAAGAAATATTTATAGGTGATTTATGGATGATAGAGTTACTAGGTACGCTATAGATGTACTTGAAGGGAAAGAAGTTGCTGGAAGATATGTTAAGTTAGCGTGTCAAAGGCATATTGATGACTTAGAAAGATCTAAATTAGCACCTTATAAATATGAATTTGATTTAGAAAAAGCTTTAGAATCTATTGATTTTTTTGAAGATTTAAGGTTTACAGATGGTGAAATAGCTGGTCAACAAGTTAAGCTTTTTGGATTTCAAGATTTTATTGTTGGTTCAATATTTGGATGGGTTTGTAAAGGAACTGGTTATAGGAGATTTAAAAAATCTTATGTTCAGTTAGCAAGAAAAAATGCTAAATCGCTTTTAAATAGTGGAATAGGTATAAAATTAGCAGCATTTGACAAATATCCGAATGCACAGGTTTACTGTACAGCAACAAAAATGAAACAAGCTAGAATTGTATGGAAACAAGCTAGAAAGTTTATAGAAATTGAACCAGATTTAAGAGAAATATTCAAAATAAAAGATCATGATGCAATTATAGAATCGTTGATTAATGGTGGAGAAATAATGGCTTTGGGAAGAGATACTGGTACTATAGATGGATTTGACCCACACGGTGGAATAATTGATGAATATCATAGCCATAAGACTAATCAAATGGTTAAGCTGCTTGAAGATGGTTCAGTAAACCAAGCGGAAAGTTTAATTTCTATTATAACGACAGCGGGATTTAATTTAAATGGTCCATGTTATAAAGAATGGGAATATTGTAAAAATGTTTTAGAAGGAATAGTTAATAATGATGAGTATTTTATTTATATTGCTCAAATGGATGTAGAAGATGACATATGGGACCCTAATAATTGGCTTAAAGCTAATCCTTTAGTTGCAAAACTTCCTAAAGGCCTTGAAAATTTAAAAAGGTTTGCTGAAGAATCAAAACAAAAAGGTGGAGATGATTTAAAAAACTTTTTAACTAAATCATTGAATATATGGTATGAGTTTTCTAATGACCAGTATATTGGGCCGAGTGTTTGGAAGGTTGGAGCTTCTAAATTAACATTAGAAAATTTTAAAGGTAAAACATGTTATGCTGGTTTAGATTTATCTAGTGGAGGGGATTTAACTTCATTAGCTCTTATATTTCCTTATGAATTTGAAAAAGAAAATGGGGAGAAAGTAAGAAAATATTTTATACATTCCCATAGTTTTATTCCGAAGAGAAGAGTTGCAGAACATATTCAAAGTGATGATGTACCATATGATGTTTGGATAGAAAATGGGTTATTAACAGTAACGGAAACACTTGGAGGAATAAAAACAGATTACAAATATATAATTAAGTATTTAAGAGATTTAATTGAAGAATTTCAACTTAAAATAATTCAATTAGGATATGATCCTCACAATGCAGATACTTTTCTTCAAGATTTAGAGGAGTTAGGATTTGATTGTGTAGAAATATTTCAAAGTTGTAAGTGGCTCAATGATCCAACAGAAGATTTTAAGCTTGAATGTGAAGCTGGAAATATAGAATATAATGAGGAAAATGAGTTACTAAGTTGGTCAGTTGTAAATGCTAAGTTAGTTTCAAATTCAAATGGAGAAATAAAAATTGATAAGAATTTACAAGAAAAAAGAATAGATCCAGTTGATGCTGTTATAGACGCATATAAATTAGCTTTTAAATCTGAAAAATTAAATACTAAAGTGGATATAAATAAATATGCTGAAAAAGACTTCTTGAATAAGTTGTGGAGTTGATAATATGAAAAAATTAAAACAAATTTTCTATGATTATATAGAAGATTTTTTTATTTTCTTAGGGTTATTAATAATAGTAATTACTACATTAATATTAAATATATTTGTAGGAATGTATGTGCTTGGAGCTATATTATTAATTTTAGGAATTTTCTTTGCAAAGCATCCTTTTAAAAGGAGGTGATATATAATTGCTTTTCAGAAAAGGCTTTAAAAACCAAAGTCAAGAAATATCTATAGATGATAAAAAAATACTTGAATGGTTAGGAATAAATCCAAGTGAAACATATGTTAATGGTAAGAGTTGTTTAAAACAAGCAACAGTTTTTGGGTGTATAAGAATTTTAAGTGATAATATAAGCAAATTACCTATAAAAATTTATCAAAAAAAGGATGGAATAAAAAGAGTTCCAGATCATTATTTAGAATATTTATTGAAATTAAGACCCAATCCTTATATGAGTTCTAGTGATTTTTGGAAGTGTATTGAAGTTCAAAGAAATATTTATGGAAATGCATATGTTGCTTTAGATTTTAAGAAAAATGGTGAAATAAAGGGATTATATCCTTTGAAATCCGATGGAATGAAAATATTTGTTGATGATACTGGCCTTTTAAATTCAGAAAACAATGTTTGGTATTTATATACTGATGATTTAGGCCAAAGGCATAAGTTTATGAGTGATGAAATTTTACATTTTAAAGGATTAACAGCTGATGGTTTAGCTGGACTAAGTGTTATTGAATTATTAAATCATTTAATAGAGAATGGAAAAAGTTCAGAAACTTATTTAAATAATTTCTTTAAAAATGGATTACAAGTTAAAGGCTTAGTTCAATATGCTGGAGATTTGAATCCAGAAGCAGAAGAAGTTTTTAAAGAAAATTTTGAAAGAATGTCTAGTGGTTTAAAAAATGCACATAGAATAGCTATGTTACCTATAGGATATAAATTTGAACCTATAAGTCAAAAATTAGTTGATGCACAATTTTTAGAAAACTCTCAATTAACAATAAGACAAATTGCTTCAGTTTTTGGAGTTAAAATGCACCAATTAAATGATTTAGATAGAGCAACACATTCTAACATTACAGAGCAAAACAGAGAATTTTATATTGATACATTACAATCAATATTAAATATGTACGAGCTTGAAATTAATTATAAATTATTTTTAATCAGCGAAATAAAAAATGGATTTTACTCAAAGTTTAATGTAGATACAATTTTGAGAGCTGATATAAAAACAAGATATGAAAGTTATAAAGAAGCTATTCAAAATGGATTTAAAACTCCTAATGAAATCAGAGAATTAGAAGAGGATGAACCTTTAGAAGGTGGAGATGTTCTTTTAATTAATGGTAATATGATTCCAGTAAAAATGGCTGGGGAACAGTATTCGAAAGGGGGTGAAAAATAGTGGCAAAAGTAAATATAAAAGGTCCTATAATTTCAAGTGATGAAAAATGGATATATAATTGGTTTGGAATGGATGCAACATGTGCTAGGGATGTTGAAAAAGTAATAAATTCAGTTCAACAAGGTGAACAATTGGAAGTTATAATCAATAGTAATGGTGGTTATGTTGATGAAGGTTCTGAAATTTATACATTGTTAAAGGATTATAATGGTGAAGTTGTTATTAAAATAGTTGGAATGGCAGCGAGTGCAGCAAGCGTTATTGCTATGGGTGGTGATAAAGTTAAAATTTCACCAACTGGAAGAATAATGATACATAATGCTGCTGGAGGAGTATGTGGAGATTACAGACAAATGGAGCATGGAGCAGAGGTTCTAAAAGATTGCAATGAAGCAATAGCTAATGCTTATGCACTTAAAACTGGAATGAGTAAAGAAGAATTATTAGATTTAATGAATAAAGAAACATTTATGAATGCACAAAAAGCAAAACAATTAGGCTTTGTAGATGAAATTATGTTTGATAATTCGAATAGACTTGTTAATGATTTAAATTCTGGAATGTTACCTAAGGATGTAATTGAAAAAATTAGGAATATGAAAGAAGAGGATTTAAAAAAAGAAAATAATGAAAATGAAAAAAAAG